TCTGCTGCATATCCTTCAGTATGACTGCTTGAATCAACTCCTCCAACCTTAGCATTATGTGCAAGTGTCCTATATCCTGAATTAATACTGAATGGAATGTTGGCAATTGACCGAGCATTATCCAGCCTTTGTAGAAACTCAGGTTTCATCTTAGCCCCTGAACCAGGAGAATCAGGTGAATCAAACTCTGAAAGTGTAAAATGCTTGAGTTGCATAGTGTAAAATTAAGAAACAAATTGAGTTTTATCTTCCTTGTCCTCTATACTTTTTAGACTTGCCATCCTTTGGCCTGTTGGATTTCCTATGCTTGCCTTCTCTTCGCTTGCCAAATGTGATTTTAGCAGCCGAATTAGTGCTGGTTTTGGCTTTTTTCATACCCAAATATCCTTTTTTTTCGCTTATTATTGCAAACTGATTTATGAAGTGTCAATCAACTTTACGGATAGAGAAATCAAGTTTCTCAAGGTATTAGCATCAGGTAGACATTATCTTAAGGATATAGTAAAACCAAATAGACAATCTGTTGCACGATGGGGAAACACCCAAGAGCAAGCTGATATGCTTGGTGTTATGGGTGAATATGGAGTGGCTAAATATCTCGGTTTGCCATTTGATACAAGCATTAACCTTGATGGAGATGGTGGAGAAACTGACCTCTATTTGGGCAAGCTAAATTTGCAAGTAAAATCCACAAAGTATAAGACTGGAAGGCTTGTCTTTAACAATAAGAAGGAAATGGCTGCTGACTTGTTTATCTTATGCTACTGCTCAGAGCCTGAAATGTATATACAAATATTAGGATATATCAACAAGGATTCAATTGACTCAGTTTCTGAGGTCAAAGACCTTGGACATGGACTTAGAATTGTTGTGGAACAAAGGCATCTGCTTCCAATCTCTGACTTGCTTAACTATGACAAGTCTCTATGAGGCTACTTGCTGTGCTTACATTGTGCATACTGCTAACAAGCTGCTATCGGAGATTTAAGTACAATGCTACTGCTGATAGATGGGAGACTTATGTAGGCAGAGGCAGACCATTCAGGAGCAAGAAGCATCCAAATAAAGCTAAGCATGTGCCTGCTCCTTATTACAAAATGATTAAGTTAGAATAAATATTTGCAGATATTTTGTAAAATGCTTTTTTTCTATTTGGTTTGCAGGAGTTAAAAATCTAACCAACATGAAAAAAGATAGCCAAACAAAATCATCTATTGATATAGATGCCTACCTTAATTTTTTAAATCAAAAACAAAAAAAACATATCAATTCAGGATTTCAAATTGATGAATTTGATTTGAATCCTCTGCTTTTCCCTTTTCAAAGATTTATAGTAAAAAGGGCATTGAAAGCTGGCAAGTATGCTGTTTTTGCTGATTGTGGACTTGGCAAAACATTTATGCAATTAGAATGGGCATATCAAGTAACAAGGCATACAAATGGCAAAGTATTGATTCTTGCCCCTCTTGCTGTTGTTGAGCAAACTATAAATGAAGCATCAAACTTTAATATATCTTTGATTAATATTGATGTTCAAAACTATGAACAGCTCGACAATATTGACTGCTCTATTTATTCAGGAGTTGTGTTAGATGAAAGTTCAATTTTAAAGAACTTTGAAGGTGCTACTAAAAAACTGATAATAGATTCTTTTGCAAAAACTCCATATAAATTAGCATGCACCGCAACACCATCTCCTAATGATCCAATGGAGCTTGGTAATCATTCCGAGTTTTTAGATATAATGAGCAGGAATGAAATGCTTGCTATGTACTTTGTGCATGATGGAGGAGAAACTGCTAAATGGAGGCTTAAAGGTCATGCCGTTAAAATGTTTTATCAGTTTATTGGATCATGGGCTATTATGCTTAATAAACCACAGGATATAGGTTTTCAGATGGATGGGTATTCTTTGCCTTCATTGAATCTTATTGAAAAAGAAATCAAAACACCTAAAAGAGAGAATGGTCGCATATTTAATGATGCTATAATTTCAGCTACTAACTTCAATCATGAACTTAGAATTACTAAAGTTGAAAGGCTTGATCAAGTTGCTAATATTGTTAATGATTCAGATGAAAACTTTATCATTTGGATAAAACAGAATGAGGAGGGAGAACTTTTGAAAAAACTTATTCCGGATGCCATTGAGGTTTCAGGGTCTGATTCAAATGAATGGAAAAAATCTAAACTTATAGGATTTGCCAATAATGAATTTCGAGTCTTAATAACTAAGACAAAGATTGCATCATTTGGAATGAACTATCAGAATTGCCGTAACCAAGTATTTGCTTCCTTAGATTTTAGCTTTGAAGGACTATATCAATCTATCAGAAGATCTTATCGATTTGGTCAAAAGAATGAAGTAAACATTTACCTTATAACTACTGATACAATGGCAAATGTTAAAACAGCAATAGACTTAAAACAAAAACAATTTTTAACGATGCAAGAAGAAATGAGCAAAGCCATAAATGAAAACTTAAATAATAGTTTTATATCTGAATCCGCATTTGATACTGAATCAGAAACTACAGAATGGTATCAAATCAAAAGAGGTGATTCGGTTCAGCTAATTCAGTCTGTTCCTGATGATTCAGTTGGTCTTTCTGTATTTAGCCCTCCATTTGCTGAGCTTTATACATATTCAAACCACATTGAGGACATGGGAAATTCAAAAGACTATAATGAGTTTCTTATTCAATTCGGCTTTCTTATTAAAGAATTATATAGAATAACAATGTCCGGCAGAAATGTGGCTGTTCATTGCATGGACTTGCCAATTCAAAAAGGCAAGGAGGGCTTTATTGGCCTTCGTGACTTTTCAGGAATGATTCTTTCTGCTTTTCAAGATGCTGGATTTATTTACCATAGCAGGATAACAATATGGAAAGATCCAGTAGTTGAAATGCAAAGGACAAAGGCTCTTGGATTACTTCATAAGCAAATTAAGAAGGATTCAACAATGAGCAGAGTCGGCATTCCTGATTATGTAATGGTTTTTAGAAAGGATGGAGAAAGAGAGAATCCAGTTAATAATACTGAGTTATCAGTTGATTTGTGGCAAAAATATGCATCACCTGTTTGGATGGATATTAACTACGGAAACACATTACAGGGTTATAGAAATGGTAGAGAAGATAATGATGAAAAACATATCTGTCCGCTTCAACTTGATACAATTGAAAGGTTGATTCATTTGTATTCAAATAAAGGAGATACTGTTTTTACTCCATTTATGGGAATTGGTAGTGAGGTTTTCCAAGCTGTTAAAATGGAAAGAAAAGCTATAGGATTTGAACTAAAAGAAAGCTACTTTGATTTAGCAAAATCAAATATCAAATCAGCTGTTAGTCTTAAATCTCAACTTTCACTTTTCTAAAATATAAGCCCTTCGGGGCTTTTTTTATTTTACTCCGGTTCTGCCAGCTTCCTTAGCTGCATCATATTGCTCTTTGCTCACAGGCCATAGCTGATGTCTGCAATTATATCCACCTCTGTAAATAAAGATTGTGTTGGCATTAGTTCCTGACATTCTTCCTTGCCATCCTTTTAGATTAGCCCACTGCCTTACCTGGTCAGTAGTGAAGAATCTGCCTGTCCTTGCTGAACAGAATGGCCTTGTGTCCTCTATGATTGTCCCGGCATATAGATAATATTCTACACCTAAATCTTCGCTGACTGTCTGAATGTACTCTGCATTAAAGGCCATCACAGAGTCATTTGTTGTCTGCTTGATGTATCTGTTCAGAAAAGGCAAATCATCCGGTGTGCCTTCAATAAACTGCCTTAGAGTCTTGTTTAACTCTGCCCTATTGCTTATCCCTGCAATGTTGCTCTTAAGTACTTCCTGAATGGCATTGCTAAAGTTGTTTCTAATTCCTCCTCCTATAAGAGCATCCTTAGTAACCTCAATATTAGTCTCAAGAATTGCTTTATAAAGTTCAGTCTTTGGGGAAAAGTCATCAAGTATTAAACCTAAATATTCATTTGAAGCTTCAGCAAGTGCCTTATAGCCATTAATCACAGCCACAACTTCAGTCTGATAGGCTGCATTATTGACTATTGCATCTGAAATGTCCTTCTTGAGTTTAATCATCTCTCTCAAAGTCTTAGCCCTATCTTTTGGATTAAGACTAAGTTCAGATGCTAAATCAATGACTTCATTGCTTAAAGTCTTAAATACTTTAGGCAAAGCATCAGCCATCCCATTCTCAATATCCAGCTGAATTTGCTGAATCTTCCTGATGATGGCTAACTGCTTGTCATCCATAGTGCCTACCCTATTTCAGAAATAAGGTTGTTGATCTTGTCATTTAAGACCTTAAAGAGTTTTGCATTTCCTGACTTATTAGCCCTCTCAGCTGCAAGTGATAATTGTTGAATTGCTAAAGGAAGTTTGCCAAGATTATCAGCCTCCATTGCTGGAGTAGTATCTACATTATTGTCAATTAATGGAACAATTCCTGACTTAATTGTAGAAACTTTAACGGCTGCCATTGCCTCTACTTGCACTCTCTGAACCTGAACAGGCAAGTCATACCACATAGCATTCTCATCTACCAATTGCATCACAAATGCTGGCAGATTAGCACTTAAAACATAATCCTGAAGTGAGCATCCTTGGCTATTAAGGAGTAATGTCTTCTCATCAATTGTCTTGTAAGGCAATGGATCAAGTTGCTTTAATATCTTTAGATAAGCCTGCTGGATTGAGTTCTCTCCATAAAGCTTCTCAACATAATCATCCTCAATTCCGGAGATAATCAATGGGTCAAAGTTGCCTTGCCTCGCCTTAGTCAGCATCTCACCAATCATATCAGTGGTCATCACATCAAAGTCAGTAGGCACAGTAATCTGTGGCAATGCTGCTTTGACCTTATCACTATCCATTAGAGAGGAAGCAAAGAGGCTGTTGTAACGCTGATAAAGTATGTGAAAGCAAACCTTGTTATAAACCTGAGCCAAGTGAACAGTTACTGAATAGCAAAAGGTGTTTAGTTCCTTCCTATCATACTCCTTGGCAATCCCTGATTGAGCAGCTGGAATCTGACCAAGCAATTCAAGACCTATTGCCTTAAAGCCTTGAAACTCCTTTTGAATAATATCCTCCTGGAATAGTCGAACAGTCTCAGTAGGTCTTTCAATATATCCTGCCGGAGGCACTGGTGGCACAAGTGGATTTGGATTGACTGCAGAAACTCTGTCAATGTTAATTTCCATCAATCCGAATGGACTGCTTGATGCCCTTCCTGAGCCTTGGCAATCGTTGCATCCTACTCTCTCCTCCTTTCTGTTTGTGCGTTGTCCTGTGCCATTACAGGTCTTACAAGGAGACATCTTCAATGCCCACTTCTGAGGCAGAGCATGAGTAGCCCAAAGGATATTTAAATCATCTGTCCGAAATAATACTTCATTCCAAGCAGGAAGGCAAGGAGCAAGAACTGAATCAAAAACCAAATGTCCATCCTCCTCTTCATAAATAACACTTCCAACCTTGACAACAGGGAGGTAGGTGAATGTATAAGGGAGAATAAAAACTTGGAACGGATTGTCATAAGTGTACTGATTGACTTGCCTAAAAAGAACCAAGCCTTCCATAGTAATACACAAGAATTGATCCCATTTCTTGCGGTTCATGTCCTCATATTCCTCAACTTTAATAATGACATAAGTCTCTTCCTCATAAATCAAATCTTCTGATTCAATTGTCTGAGGATAAGGCCTGAGCCAGTCTAAAGTTGTAACCCCTGCTGGGTTCTCAATAAACTCATCAAAGTTGGGCAGAACTGCCACAATTGCATTGGCATCTTGCAGATAAGTCTTAAGAAATACATTGAAAGCCCATGTCTCAAGACTGCCGAATTTAGGCAGATTATTCTCTACATAGAACTGCAAAGTGTTGTCCTGAAGTCCTATCCTTTCGGCAATGCCTGTCTTTTGATAGTCACTTTCAAAAGTGATTTTAAAGTCATCAGCCTGCTGAATCTTTTGTAAGAAGTTAAAAACTCTGCCTGTGGCTGTGGTTGTTGGTGCTTGCCATCTCTGCCTTCTGTAGTCCTTCATCCAAGGCTCTTCACTCGGATGTTGAGTATGGAGGAGTTTAGTTGGATACTCATTTTCAAAATGGTACTCCAGCTCTTCTGCCTTTTCCCTGGCACATTCAATGTACTCAAGCTTGCCCTCACGAATCTCCCGATCCATTAAGGTTGAAAATAATTGTCCAATTAACTCCTCCATCTCTAATTAATTAGTCGCAAGCAACATTAAGTGTGATTGTCTCCTGACCAAATACGCAACCGTACTCATTTGTCACAGTTACTGTGAAGATGTAAGTGCCATCAACAACAGGACTCCAAGATAACCCCAGTAGTTGAATCAATCACAAGTGAAATTGCAGTAATGTCATCATTGCCACTAACCTATTCACTTGACCAACGTTG